TCAACAGGCTTTGTGTACAATATCTCTTTCTCTCCAGTAGGCACCGGAACCTGTTCACCGTCTACCGTGATAGTTCTGATATTGCCGTCAGAATCACGCTCGTAAACGTCAACCTCACCACTCTGTCATGGTCTCGTCTGTGTCATTGACCGTGATCGCGTAAGAATCAGTTACGGTACTTCTGCCGGCAATGTTCTTTGTCTCGCAATCTTCAAGTGCTGACGCATCAATAGCCTCCGGCTCAACCGTAATCTCGCCAATCTGATTGATACGTGTCAACTGTGTGTAGCTGTCTGCATCGGTGATTTTCTCGCCGTTCTCGCTGACTGCCGCCCACAGCGTAATGCCAAGTGTAGATAATCCTACTTCTGCCATTTCTGTTTACCTCTCTTTCTAAAATTGCGCATAAAAATAAGAGGGATAAACCCTCTTTCCTTTAGTTACCATGTGACAACATTACTTGCCCCAATCACCCATGCCACCTTTAGCGTGTATCTGTATTCCGATACATCTGAATATGTCGGTATGGGATTTTGGATAATCCTCATGTTACCACTCAAAATCTCTGCGATGTATTCAGCTATCGTCTCACAAGTGCTTTCATGGTCGTTGCTGAACACATCTATTGTATAAGTTTGGTCTACTGCACTTACGCCGCCGTCAAATGTCTGCCCCATCTGCCTATCGTCTGACTTATAAAACCTCACATATGGAAACGCTGGCGTTGTTTTCCTAAGATATTCCGTTCCGCAGTTAATTGACGGATAAGTGTCTGAAAACTTCTCCAAGACCTTCTTATTGACAAAAGCGTATATGTTACTTTTTAAAGTTCTGCCGTACCATGCCATGACCTCACCTACCCGAATATCTTTTCAGCCGTTTTGATAATCTCCGACTCCATCTGTGTGTATGCTTTGTATACTGGCTGTTTCGGCTCTATGCCGTATGAATGATGCCATACACCGTCCAAATCCTGCCAATACCAACCGTTAGGGTCAAATGCGTGCGTCTGACCAGGGAACGTACCGCGCCCTACACCCTCAACGCCCATTTCCTCCGGCACCTCGGCTTTCATACCGCTGCCAAATTCCACCATAAGCAGCGGTGACACATCAGCCGATTTCACGCCGTCTTTTGTTTGCCACTGACTGACAATGTGACCTGTCTCTGTCGCATACAGAATGGCACTGCAACCGCTCTTAATAGGCTCAATTTCCATCGAAAATGTGATGTATTTACCAAACCCTCCAACGTTCTGTTGCGCTGTCTGTATGCCGCTTTCAGCAAGTTCCTTGACCAGTTTTTCACACTTGTCCGCCAAATCTCTTTTGTAATTATCAATCTCTTTCCGCAGTTGCTTGATTGAATCAGAATCGAGAATGTTACACGTAAGAATTTTACCCATTATGAACCAACTTTTTCCCCATCAATATACATAATGTATTTGCCACCGCATTCGCATTTTTGATTGCGGTCATACACATTCCAGTTCTTGTTTGATTCTTGTTCATTTTTAGGCTGTAATTTTCCGCAATTTTCACACTTAAATTCCATTTTAGGATATTTTGCCATTTTAGCCCTCCTACAAAATTTCTAACTCTTGGAACACTTTGAAAATCTTTGGAGATTGAATTGAAAGCCAATCAATCAATTCCTCATTCTCTGCATAGTCACTTTGACTTCTCAATCCGCTTTCTCCAAAAAACGCATGAAAAATCTCATGTCTTAAGACTTTTTTCTCATACTCCTCAAATTTTTCCACACACATAACATCATTTCTCGCGTCTGCAAAATCATTTATTACAATTTCTTTTGAATACTGCTCACATAACCCATTGCATTCTTTTAATTTAGGGTTATCATTTTCAGATTGAGTTTTAATTTCATATTCAGTTCCAAGAATATTTACTGTTCTGTTCTCCATGTCGCACCTACTTCACCAACGCTTTCAGCACATACTGCGTAAAATTTTTGCTATCAAGTGGTTTTATTACCATGTAGTCTGCGCTCGTTGGCTCTGGTATTGTTTTTTCTGCGTCCTTATAGACTATTTCAGACTTATCCCATATAAGTGCGCCCTCCGCAATCGGATAAGCGTTTTTAGGGCATACACATGTTGCGTTGTAATCGGTAACCGACAATCCATATCCCTTCGCCTCTGCGTCTCCGCCGCCCATAGCAACTCCAGAACTAAACTCAACAGGCTTTGTGTACAATATCTCTTTCTCTCCAGTAGGCACCGGAACCTGTTCACCGTCTACCGTGATAGTTCTGATATTGCCGTCAGAATCACGCTCGTAAACGTCAACCTCACCACTCTGCAAAGAATAATATAATTTTTGCTGATTTATCCTTATCGTCCGCAAAACTTAATCGTCCTTTCCGTCCAAGCGAATAGTTATTTCATCAAGCCGCTTGTGTGCCTGTTTCACGCTTTCCTCGACCTTTATCAGTCTGTCATTGTGGGATTGAATATCATTCCTCATGGACGCTATCTCATTCTTCACGTCCTGCATTGTGGAAACAATATTGTCTAGTTTCGTGTTGATGATCGTGTCTGTTTTGACTCTTTCCTCAATCTCTTTCGTGTCAGAACGTTTATTGTTCTTCATTCCGAAGAAAATAGAAAATGCCACTGAAACAATGGAAATCAACAAAGCTAATTCTACCTGCATAACCAACTCCCCTTTACTGCAAAAAATTCCATTGCCCAACCACCACCTAATATGGAATACCCTTACAGCGTCCTGCCGTGTTTCCACAAACAGAACGCCGCGCACAACTGCTTAAATCTTTGCAAACGGCACAACGCCGCAAAATAACTTGTTCCTGTCCGTGTAACTCCGCGAAATAGAGTTCTCGTTGTGGCTACTCTCAAAATCTGCACCGATGGTGTTGTAATCGTAGAGTGCCAAATTGCGGACATTTGAATAATACTCATACATATCCGCATTTATCATCTCGTCCGTGTAACTCTCCGGATAACTTCTCGCTCGTTTCACTTCCCGCAAAGCATTATGGATTTTGGAGAGCAGAAGAACCTCATTGAAATTTTTATCCGTCAATGACAATTCAGCCTGCAAGTCTGCAAATATTTCCTGCTCCAGCGTCAATGTCATTCCGGTATCAATGCTGTTTGTTTCTTCCATACTCTCACTTCCTTGCTCTTACAGATTGAAATGTTCAATCAGTTCCTTTTTCAGTTCACCGCCGCTCTTGCTCTCCACGTCTGAAAGATTCTCCTTTGTCGCAAGTTCTTTCAGTTCCGCCGTGCTTAAACGGTTGATATCTGTCTTTGTATAGGTTTTATCCGTGTCTGCGGTTTCCTCAACTGGCGGATTCATGTACTTGGAGAAATCGTCCTTTCCGTTATCCGGCTTGATTAGCGGTTTCCCTTGCTTATTGTTTTTGCTTGCAAGCTCCGCAATTCTCTCATTGCTTACTGTCATGCCGTCCCGGGGGAATTTATCCCCCGGATTGTACGGATAACCTAAGTCCTGCAAATCTGTAAAAAATGAAATTACTTTGTAACTCATTCAATCACTCCCTTACGCGCCTGTTCCTACCATCTGTACCTTACGAACAATGTCTGTAGGAATTTCCGTGGAAAGACCTGTGATTTTTCCTGCGTACCATTCCGGACCGTGGTCTAAGCCCATCTGACCAAAAATCTGTTTCTTTGTTCCTGCGCCTGTTTTTGCAAGTTCCTCAATGAAGAAATTGCCCTTGCCCGGAACCATCTGCTCAACAGGTGCCATAACGGTCGGGTCAAATGCCGTTACTGTTCCTGCCGGAAGATATTTCAGTGTACGAATACCGATTGCTCCAAGTGGAGTAAGCACCGTATCAATGTTAATGCCGTTGATTGTTCTGCCACTTTCCACAATGGTTAAACCGTTTACTGCCGCATCTGCGTTAAGCTGTAATCTGCTGGTGCTGTCCACGCCAAGTACAAGGCTGTCAATCGCGCCGTTGGAATCATCAATCAGTTTCATAAGTTCGCACACAAGCAGGAATGTCAGTTTCTTGCCATCTGCCGCAATAATGTTAGATGTAATTGCGTTCAAAAGACCTCTTGACTTATTGGCTACTGCGTCACCTGTGGATTTCTGAAACTCACCGTTGATAAAGGTGTACTCAATATCCTGCGCAATTTTCGCCATCTTTGCTGCCACCTGGAAATCCTCTTCGTTGATAGGATTAGCAGTCTGACCTGCGATATTGATACCGCTTAAGGAACCCATGTTTGACATCTTGCCGTAGGAAATACCTACAGATTCCTGATAAATCTGCGTTACATTGGTTTTCTGCTCCCTTGTAACTACACTTGCGTCCGGTGCTGTCAAAGACTGGCTCTCGGAAATCTCCGGCTGTGTGCCTGTTGCTGTCTCATATTCCTGCCCGGTCACAAATTCTGTGCTGTTCGTGTACTTTCTCTTTGCCCCGATAAGTGTGGAAAACGGTGTCTTTACGTTGCCCTTATTGAAGAGCATACCGCTGTAGTTCAAGACTGAACCACTTGTTGCATACTGTTCTGCCATTTCTCATTACCTCTTTCTTTCTGTTGTTTGTATTGTTTATAGTTAGCTGTTCGCCTCGTTCTGCTGACGAATAAGTGATGCCATAGCAACCATATCTCCATTTGCCTGTGCCTCTGCTATCTGTGCAGAAAGGTCAACTTTACCTGTTCCGTTTCCAGCCGGAGGGTTCATGTTGTATTCTTTTTCCCAAGATGAACGGAGTGCTGCCGCCTGCTTGTCGGAAAAAATCTTCTCATTTGACAAGACAGTTGCGCTGTCACCATTGAGAAGTGCTGTTGCTGTCTCGATAGCAAAATCTTTGTCAAACCCTCTCTCTTTGTACTGGTCTGCGATATCCCTAATCTGGTCTTTCTTCTTCAACTCATTGTTTTCCGCAATCAAAGAATCCCACTGTGACTGCTGATCTGCTTTCTGCCGTTCCTCTTCTGACATACGCTCACGCTCTTTACGCTTGTTCTCAGCAACCTGTGAAGAAAGCGTATCTACCTTGTTCTGTAAAACGTTGCTTTCCTTTTCGTGGTCTGCCCGCGTCATGTAAAGTTCATGGAACTTTGCCATTGCCTCATCTTCTGTCATGCCGTCCACATAGGAACTGCCAAGTAAAGTTTTCCAATCCATAATGTTTACCTCTTCTTTCTGTTTTCTTTTCTTTTCTTGAAATTTGCTCGTTACCGTCTTTCTCTGACGTTTGCGAAATTTGTATTGCGCTGTCTCTAGCGCATATAAAAAGACGCTGGATTTCTCCAACGTCTGATTAACTTAAAGATATAAAATTGAACATCTGCAATTTGCTGTCTGCGATATATCGCCATTGACAGTGTCATGCGGATATAGCATATAGCTACTTCCGACTTTGAAATATTCCCTGATTGGAATTGTTGTGCCTCCAACCAGTAAATGGCTTTTGCGTTCTCTGTTGTCTTTTAAATCAAGCCAACGTTTCCGCGTCTTGCCTTGTTTGATTGCCTTAAAATAATCACTTGCGTTATATACTTCTGTTGCCTCATTCTCTGCAATCAATACCGCCCTGTCATTGGATAAATAATATTCATCATCAATGCGGTTTTTTGTTGTCTCTAATGTGTTTTTAGCAAATAACGGTATATATTTCTCAATCCAATCTTCAGAAACTCCAACATTTGATATTGTTCTTTTGTATCTCTGCTTAAAGTTCTGTATGATTGTTTCAAAATCATTTTCTATGTCAGATATGGCTATCAAATCAAACAAAAAGAAAATATCTTCCTCTATCTCTTCCGCAAGTTTTATTCTCTCTTCTTTCTGCTCTTTTGTTATGTCCATGCTGTTAAAATACTGCCGGAAGTGAAGTACATTTAACTGGTCGATTGATTCTGGCATATCAATTTATCTCTCCATAAGGACTGCGCTGCGGCTGATCGCTTGCGTCCTGCATGATTTTGGAAGAATCAGGGCTTGTCTGCTGCTCATTTGTTGCAGGCGTTGTTTTATCTCCGCGAATCTTCTCCACCATCTCTTTACTGTCAACCGTAAATTGCTGTGGGTCTGTGGCAAATCCGGCTATTGTAGTGGCATGAAGTAAATCCGCTCCACGGTCAACCATTGTAGCCCACGCATTTACCTTTGTCGCAAGGTCATATGTCTTATTCCGTGAATGCTTAATACCAACATCTGACGCTCTAAGACTTCCGATATCAGCATCGTCCTTGTCCTTATCGTGTCTCGCAATCGCAAGCATTACCTTTATAGACCTCATTTCCGACTGGTCAAATTCTTGCTCACTTGTCTGCGCCCTTGTATCAGCCTCGGAATATCCGTTACTCATACTTGTGGCACTTCCAGTTGAACCACCTGTTGAAATGCCAAACATAGGTACGCCGCTGATTTCCTGGCTTTCTTCTTTCAGATAATCAACATATGACTGGATTTCCGACTGATTCAAAGTCTGTGTCAGATATGTGATTTTCGCGTCTCTTCCATCTCCTGTTGATTTTGTAACAATCAGTCCGTTTCCATCAACAAGTTTCTGTTTTCCCTCATCGTCAATATCGCAGTTATGGAACCATAACAAAGACTGAACAAACTGTGCTATATCGTTTGCCCTGTCTGAATTTACTACATTTAACTCATCAAGTATGGAGATAACGCTTTCAAAGCAAGCAAAACTTCTTCCCTGAATATTTCTTTCGTTTGCATATTCAACAACCGGAATCTCGCCATATACCCACGGAGTCATTTTAAAATTTGGCTCACTGTGCGAATTTAACCCAACTCCACGTGTGATTTCAAAATAGTTTCTCCTGCTCCACGCGCCAATCTTAATCGTTCCGTTTTTCAGAATGCTATATGTAACGCCCAACATAGGCTCCCTAAATGCGTCATTTTTGTAAACAACAAATGCCATTGTCGGGTTAAGCGTTGTGATCTTAAACAGTGACAGTTCATTCTCATTGTCATTTGGCAATATAAGTCTGTAGCCTAATCCGCAAGATTTAAAACTGTCAGCAAGCAACACATCTTTGGATGATTTGCTCTGCTCCCTTAACATTTCATTTAATGCCGTTATGCGGTAATCGTCCTTAATACTTTCATCTTTCTTGAAAATCTTGTTGATTATTTTTGCAAGTTTTCCTTTAAGTGCCTGAACCTCTCCGGCTTGTATGTACGTGATAGGACTGCTGTATTCATATCCGACTTTAAAATTCTTAATCCGGCTTGCAAGATTTAAAACAACCTTTTCATTGATTTCAGGTCTTACTTCCTTTTCCCTGTCTCTAATAGGCTGTATTCCGGCAAGATAATCAAACAGAAAGATTTCTTCACTGACATTCTCCATGTGTATCGGAAATGCCGTGTCGATAATGTCAAGGATATTCTCTTTTGTCACCTCGTCATAATCGGTGAATATCATTCTTCTGCCTGCTGTTATCATTTCCTACACCTCTAGTAAAACGTCATTCCGCTTGCCGTTGTCCGCAGCGGATAGTCACTAATCCTCAATTCTTCTGTCTTTGGTT